AAGGAGTGGTCTACCATATCCTTCACCTTTGGTTAAACTAATCATAGCTTTAACTTTAGAATGATTATATAATTCATTCATTTCTTCATCAGTCAATTCACCATGAATTAAATAAACATTAGGGGTAGATTTAGCATCAACTGAGTTACGAATTATATCAATTCGTTTAAGAATTTCATCTCGGTCCATATAAGAGGCTCCTACACAAGTTGTTTTAAGGATAAGAGCGGGTACATTTTTCTTATTTTTAAAAGCTTCAAAAAATAGTTTAATCAAGAGACCAATATTTTTTCTATCATGGCCTAAATTACCCTGCATCCAATGTCCTACAAATAAATAGGCAAATTCTTCTTTAATTTGAGATAAATCAAAGTTTGATTTTTTAGAACAATATTTTTCAGTGTCAACCCCTTCTATTAATATTTCAACAGGTTTTTGTAATCCGTATTCTCCTACTACCTGGTTAGTATTTCTATCACGTTGTTCAAACTTAATTTGTTTAAACACTTCAGCACTGTGAGTGGAAGAAGTTAAAACTAAATTCATTCTATTACATCCCTCCATCCAAGATGGATGACAACCTGTTGTTTCAATACCTGCTGTTAATCCAATATTATATCTTCCAACTGGTTGGAATTCATTAGGCACTGTGATTTGACACCAAATTTCAGGTTGTTTTGGTAATTGGTTACCCATAGGTAACAAATGAGATCTTAAAAATTGCCATTCAGGATGATCTTCAATAAATCCCCAAGGTGTATTACCCCATCTTTGGGGTAACACTTTAACATCATATTTATCTAATTTGATAAGTGCTTTTACAAAATCACGAGCTCTAGCTCCATAACCGCTGTACGTATCAATCGGACAGCTAACTACAAACATTGGTTTCATTAATATACTAAATTATGAGGTACAACTTTTTTCTTAACAGGATCACATTTAATTATGTGATAATTTTTTCTAGGTGTCCAATTAGCAAACAATTCTTCTATGTTCTCAATAACACGTTCTGCTTGCTTAACTGAAGTAAATCCAGCTTCATCTCCTATAGCCCATTCTCTGCCTAACAATCCTCTAGCCTTTCTTTCATCAGGACTTAAATTATAAATTTCAAAAATTCTTTCAGCAGCATCACTTGGTTCACATCTATCATCAAAGATATAAGGTGTTGGAACCGAACCTACTATTGAAATGCTAGTTGGGAATACGGGAAATGCCCATGGACCACACTTTTTATATCTACCTCTATGGTTTGAAGGGAACTGATCATCAAAATCAATCCATAATCCTTTCTCATCTTCAAATCTCATTTGGTCCTGCATTCCACCAGTAACATTAGCTATAATTGGGTTTCCAACCAATAAAGCCTCAGTTAAGCTCAAACCCCATCCTTCATTTGAAGTTAATAATATTTGGCAATCAGTACTGTTATATAACAAATTCATACCATATGGGTCCAGCCTCTGTTCTGAGAAGATAATATTATATCTTTCATCATCCCCACACAACATATCAATAACAGCGGGCAAATCAGTTCCATTCTCATCAACACGTTGAGTGTGTAAAACTAAAGCACACTTTTTAGCTTGCTCTAAGGGTAATCTATCAACAAACATCTTATAGGCCCAAATAGTGTCAGGTACTTGTTTACGTCTAATGTTTCTAGAATTAAATAAAACCGCAAACTCTATTTCCTTATCCTTATATAAATTCTTCTTAAACTCAACTAATTGTTCATCTTCCTTATCTAAAGGTCTAAAAATTTCATGATTTAAACCATGAGGAACATATTTAATTAATCTATCCTTAGCCTTATCCCCCAGTACTAACTTATTAATATTTACAGTTTGTTTTGAAATACCCATTAATAAATCACATGACTCATAGAAAGCATCATTATATAATGGTGCTGGATAATCATCCCAAATGTTTAAGTAAATAATAGGGATTTTTTTTCTAATTTCATTCTCAATTTGGAACAACCATGTCCAATATCTAGGATCTGTAATAATGAATATAGCATCTGGTTTTTCCATGTCTATTAACTGTCTAACTAAATCTGGAGAACCATATCCATTACTTGGGTATAAGATAACTAACGCGTCATCAATACCCGCTAACTCACCTGTGTTTTGGCTTAAATCAAATCTTTTACCTGCATCTGGGTGGTTGATAGCGGCTCCAACATTTACCCAATTAAGATGATGAGCCGTGTGAATTACAATTTCTTTAGCTACTGTTCCTATACCGGAATGTGTCCTAATGTCATCACACATTAGGAGAATTTTTTTACGTTTTTCTCTTGGAATATAACCTGGTTTCATATTTCTAAATTATTATGATTGTGAACTTTTTTTCTAAAATCTTCATCCGTAAGATATAAATGAATACATCGATCGGCAAGCTTTTGTAATGAGAATTTATGCCTCACACAAGCAACCTTAAACTCTTCAAAGAGTTCTGGTTGTATCTTAACACTTGTTAAAACTTTATCTGACATGACTTATTAATTGTTTAGTATTTATGTATATAAATATATTGGGAGGTGTTAAGAATGCAACTTGTTGCAAAGCTCTTTTTTATCATTAAATGGGCAATATTGACAATTCTTAGATACTATTTTAGCGTGTTCTTTAACTAAAGGTTTACCATTAGAATCAAAACAATCATTAATAAAATCCTCAATTATCTTTTTAGCTTTATTTAATTTATTACGGCCTGCAGCCGGTCTATGTTGTTGTATACGACCTATATTATAGTCGGTATTCTCCCATATTTTACGGCGTAAGATAAAGAACTCTACTTCAATACTATCAAGAGGAACATTATACAACTCACTAATAAATTTTTTATAAAAAACAAGTTGCATTTGTTTAATTTCATCTTTTTTCTCTTTATCACCCCATCCTTTAGTTGAGGTTTTTAGATCATAAACATAAAATTTATTATTCTTCTCATCATATAAAACTAAGTCAATGTAACCTTTGTATATTACATTTTTACCTAAATTTATAATAATAGGTAATTCTATACCTGCTAAATACCATCCTTTCTTTTTAAAGTATAGATTTCGTTTTTTCTTTAAGAAATCAAGTATTGCTACTCCATCCTCAAAAAATTCTCTTAGTTGTTCAGGTGAAGAATAATGAGTGTCAGAATTTTTCTTAAATCCTTCTTGATATAAATTTATAAACTTACTTTGAAAAAGTTCCTCTAAGTTCATAGAGTCAGCTTGAGTCGCAGATCCTTCATACATAACAGTAAGCCATTCTTGAATAGTTTCATGCATAGCTGTACCAAATGTAAAGTGGATAGAAGGAGATTCATCATAATGCCCATCTCTATATTGGAGTGCCCATTTATGAGGACAACTATGAAACATAGAGATCTGGGAATAGGAGATTACCTTATGGTAAGCATAATTTACCTCAGGTAATTGTTTGGTTTTAATCTCGTTCAGTATCTGCGGCTGTATTTTTTTCGCCATATAGTTTTTCTATTTTTTCTAAATAGATGATAGCATCCATTAGTTCTTGTTTCATATGGGTAATCCATTCTTGAAATGATAAATCATTTCGGTCCATATTTACACCATATTTAGTTTCACCTGCTTCTGCTCGAGTTGTAAATTGATTTATTATTGATTTTACTATACTATCCATTATTTAAACATTTTAACTATTTCTTTGTCTTGATAACCTGCTTTGTAAAGTATATCTTCTAAATCAGAATTATCTAATACTATTACAGTGTTAGCAGCTTCACGGGTAGAACATTCATAAATTTTAGCTATAGCTTCTACAAGATCAGAGGTGGGTTGTTTCATACTTGATTTAACATATTTAAGCCAAACATTTTGTTTGGGGAGTAAACCACAATATACTTTATAATATTTTTCCTTATCAGTATAAGGAATAGTTTGAACATAATTAACTAATTCAACAAAAGGTTGATGCATTGATAGGAAACGATTAACCATATACGGATTAAAGGATTCCCTCTCTTTATCAGAGAAGGAATCCCAATCACGTTTACTACCTGTCAACTCTTTTAACCAATCAAATAGTGTCATATTCTTCTCTCAAGTCAAGTGGAAGAGATTCTTTCAAAATCTTACCAGTTGAACCATCATAAAATACAGGAATAGGGAGGATAGCATCTTCAGCACTATTAGTAATAAAACGAGATACTCGTCTTAGAACTACTCCTTGTTTCCAAATATCACTTCCATTTTCAGTTTGGATAGCTGTGGTGTTTTTCAACTCAATTTGAGGTTGAGTATTAGTTGTTTCTGATTTCTTCATATTCTATGTCTTTAATTTCGTTACAAAAATAATATATATCTTCTTTTTTCAATACTGTATCACAGTACCAATATTCTTTTAGGGTGTTAGGTTCTAATTTTTCAAACTCTCTTATCATACGATATAAAAGAAATTTTCGATCTCCAAACTCTATTATCTCTCTCATAAAACTTTTTTACCTGTAAGAGTTAATAATTTAGCTATACAAGCCATAACATTTATTTCTTTATCAATTCTGAAGTTAGCGTGGTAAAGATATTCTTCAATAATGATTATAGCTTCAGCGTCTCTTATAGTATATTCATCTATTCTCTCATAAAGTGCCTTATATAGGGCTTCAAAATCATCTACATTAGAATCAGCAATTATTTGTCTAATTTGTTTGAAAGATTTATTATTAGGTAATAGCTCAATAATTTGATCAATATAATTACTTGATACTAAAGTTTGAGAATCAACAACTAACTCACCTTTTTTAGATGACATTTGACAGATGTTCAACATCTTTCGAACATCTGGGTATTGTTTTTTAACAATGTTAACTACACTATCTGTGTCATAATTAACATTCTCTTGACTTAAAACTTTACAAAGATGTCTGGCTACATCAGCTTTACTAGGAGGTATAATTTTAAGTGTCTGGCAACGAGATTGAAGTGGGTCAATAATACGTTCTATATAGTTACAGGTAAGAATAAACCGAGTACTTTTAGAAAATGTTTCAATAACATTTCGAAGTGAGGCTTGAGCTTGAATAGTCAAGAAGTCAGCCTCATCTAAAATAACTACTTTAAGTGGTTTAAAAGACATTGTACTGGCAAACCCTGATACTTTGTCTCTGATAGTTTCAATTCCTCTTTCATCTGAAGCATTAATGTAGATGAAATCACAATTAATATTCTTAACTAAAAGTTTAGCTAAGGTTGTCTTACCTGTACCAGCGGGTCCATAGAAAATTAGATTTTGTATATCATTCTGTTCAATATACTTGGAAATAGTTTCTTTTAAATTTTCATTTCCAACATAATTTTCTAAAATATCAGGACGATATTTTTCAACCCAAAGTGTATTATTGATAGCCATCTCCGTAGAAGTCAAATGTTTTAATTGGTTCAGGTTTAATTTCTATTTCTACTCTATCTACAGAATATAAAGCACCTCCTAAAGGATCAAGATAAAATGCTTTATTAAATTTAGTTTGTTGAAAATATTTTTCTAATGCTTCTGTTAGAGAAGAAATTACAATATTGGGCTCATTAATGAGAGCCCACCTGTCACCAGGTGGTACTCTCTTAGCAATGAGCTGTTTTTGTTCAACAGTTTCGAATTCAGACATTACCTAAATTTAAAACATTCCAGGCATTCCTCCAAGTGACTCTTCACTCTTTTCTTTTGGTTTCTCAACCATAGTACATTCAGTTAACAAAATAGTACCAGCAATAGAAACAGCGTTTTCAAGAGCACATCTTGTAACCTTAGTTGGATCAATAATACCAGCTTCAAAGAAATCAATAAATTCAGAAGCTTTAATATTATAACCTACATTTTTATCTTCTTGATCTAAAATAGAATATTTAATAGAATGTACTTCATCTTCCAATCCAGCATTAATAAGAATTTGTTCAAATGGTTTCTGGAGGATTGATTGCATAATTTTACAGCCTAATTCTTCATCATAATTTTTAGTTTCACAAACTGTATTATACGCTGAGTGGAGTAGGGCTAATCCACCTCCAGGGACAATACCTTCTTCAATAGCGGCTTTAGTAGCTTGAAGAGCATCATCAACACGATCTTTCTTCTCTTTCATTTCAGTTTCAGTATTTCCACCTACATGAATAACAGCTACACCACCAACTAATTTAGCTAAACGTTCTTGGAGCTTTTCAGTTTCAAATGGTGAAGTTGAATTTTCAATTTGGTTTTGGAGTGAAGTACATAATTCTTTAATTGTATCAGCGTCTCCAGCCCCATCTACAATAGTTGTAGTTTCTTTAGTAACAGTAACTGTACGACACTCACCCAACCAATTCAAATCAAATTTTTCCAATTTCATACCTTTATCCTTATCAACTACTTGACCACCAGTTAATGTAGCCATATCATTCATAAGCAAAGTACGACGATCACCAAAGTCAGGAGCTTTAACAGCACATACATTCAAAATACCTCTCATTTTGTTAACAATAAGAGTAGCGAGTGCTTCACCATCAATGTCTTCAGCTACAATCAAAAGTGGTTTACTTTGAGAAGACATATTTTCCAATAATGGAAGCAAATCCTTAATTTGAGTCAATCGACCATTGTAGAATAGGATAGATGGATTTCTGAGTGTGCAACTCATATCATCATTATTAGTTACAAAATAAGGTGATTTGTAACCACGATCAAATTGAAGACCTTCTACTGTTTCAAGATAAGTTTCACCTGTACGAGATTCTTCAATTGTGACAATACCTTCTCTACCTACTTTATTAATAGCAGTAGCAATCAATTCTCCTACTTCTTCATCATTGTTAGCTGAGATAGTAGCTACTTGGCGAAGTTGGTCTTCACTAGAGATGTCTTGAGACATTTTACGAAGTGTTTCAACGTGTGCTTTGGTACACTTATCAAGACCTCGTTTGATATCTACAATATTATGCCCCTTATCACTATAACGAGAAGCGGCGTCTACAATTTCACGAGCCAACAAAGTAGAAGTAGTTGTACCATCTCCAGCTTGTTCAGCTGTTTTAATAGCTGCTTGTTTAAGCATTTGAGCGCCCATATTTTGAATTGGGTCTTCAAGCTCAACAGCTTTAGCTACAGTAACACCATCTTTAGTGCTTTGAGGAACACCATGTACATTTTGAATAACAACATTTCGACCATTAGGTCCTAAAGTAGTTACAACAGCATCTGCTAACTGTTGTATTCCTAGTGCTAGATTCTTTCTAGCTTCATCTCCATAATTTATAATTTTTGCCATAACTTTTATTTATCAAAAAGGTAATTCTTCACTATCTGCTGTTTCAATATAACGATCAGTTTCAACAGCTAAAACTTCATTTTCTCTAAGGACAAGATAATCAACTCCTTTATATTGGATTTTAGTAGGTCCCATTTGAGGCATATAAACTATATCCCCAGGTTGGACAGTAGTTGGAATTAAAACTCCATCACTGGTATAGAAACCAGGTCCTACAACACATACTTCTCCTTTAATAGAAGTTTCTTTTCCCATGTCGGGAACAATAATACTACCATAAGTAGATTCTTCAGACTCAATAGGTTTTACAATAATCAAATTGTATAACGCTTGCAAATTACTAATAATCATTTTATTTTTAGATTTTCAAATTTAACATAGATTTCATTTAATTCTTTAACATAACTTTCTAAACTTTCCCTATTTTTATCTTTAACCATATCACCAGCCATAGCTGTTAGAGCTTGAGCCATAGTAGAATAATGTCCTACTACACTAGTGTATTCTTTCTTTTCTTCTTTAGATACTTTTGTCTTATAGACTGAGTAATTGTAATCATCTACTTGGATAAAATGGTCACCAAATAGAGGGTCATTTATAACTTTCATTGCTTAAATATAATAAAAAAACTTTAAAAAGCCAAACTTTTTAATTTATTAAAGCCCAAGTTTTTTTACTAAAACTTCTTTAATATAATTTTTAATTTCAAATACATCATCAATTCCTCTATAATATCCCATACCAACATTAGCTATAGGATATACAGCGAAATAATAACCAGATTTTTTACTTTTAACTACAATTAAAGTACTGGTTATCATTCGACCAAAAGGGGTTTCTTGGGCCTTAATAGTAGCTCCTTCTCGGGTTTGGAGACTTTTTTTTAGGTTTCCTTTAAAAACAGGTTTAAATAAGTCATTAAAAACTTTTAATAAATTATTATCAATAGGTGCTCTACCTCTTCTTTGTTGAAGTAAAGCCATAGCTAAATATTCAGAAACTAAAATTTTATAAATTTTATCATCTTGAGACACTATTTTTATATGCGGACCATTTTTTTCTTTATTTAGTTGATCTATAGCAGGTTTATCAACAAAAATAAAACGAGGCACTCTAGCATCTTCACTGCCTCCTTCAGGAGCTCTAAAGGGATGCTCACCACTTTTATTTGAAATATTAACGGGGAGTTGTATAGGCATTTTAAGTAAAATTATTTAATAATTCCAGCTCTACGCTGCCACTGACGCTTAATCCACTCATTCATTGTATTACTATCAGCATCAGTTGGAAAGTCAGTTACATTAAATTCAAATTTAATAACAGGATACCAACTTCTTTCACCTGGTTCTTCATCATAGTAATTGGTGTTTTGTGTAACTTCAAAACCTTTATCTTTTACCCATTTTAAAGCCTCATTCCAGTCTTCATCTGGGAGTTCGTTTCTGTAGGTAAATGAAACCTGACCAAATCCTTTACCTTTTAAAGGATCACTATCTGGTCTATCACCAGAATATACTCCTAAACTAACATTTGGTCTAAAATCTCCAAACATGCGGTCAAGTTCTTGTTTAAATTCTTTTTCTTTAGAACGGTATTCACCATATTCATTTATTTGATCTTTTGGCTTCATTTCTGTCATGTTGATAAATATTAGTAATCTGCTTTTCTTACAACAAAGTATGTAGTTTTTGTATTTTCTTCTTTAAAATCAAATTCTAATTTAAGTAATCCTTCTTGGGTGAATTTAATTGATGTAGAAGACGCACCTTTATTATTATGGAATATTTCTCTCAACATATTAGAATTGAATGGTATTTTATGTCCTTCAACAATAGAATGTTGAGCTTCAACAGTGAATGTAATTCTGTTTGAAAATTCCATTTTCTCTCCAAAAATAAACTCTAAAATAGGATTACCATGAATACTTTCAGTTGCCTTAAGAGTAACTAATTCATTATTAGGTATAGCTGAGGCTGCTTTAGTAAAGGCTAAAACATCATTAGGTTCCATAGCTGCTGATACATCATATTTATCTGGTTCATTTATAGTACCAGGTGATTGAATCATTAATGGGTCTGCTAATGAATACTCAACTGTAAAACTAACATCTTGAAGAGTTAGTTTAGTGTATACTTTATTAGTTTTAATTGGAGATATTAGCAATTGGCCTGAGGTAACACCTAATAGTTTGTTTAGTTGGGTAGTATTAAATATAGCTAATTCACAGTCTTCAATAGGGAATTCATTACATTCAAGTTCTCCAATCATATCTTTATTTGGAGACATAAAAGCTATATTTAATGTATTATTTTGTATTTCCCACTTAACAGATTCAATTAAACCCCCAAGATAATATCTTGAGATAATTGATTGGAGATGATTTTTTTCTATCATTAGAAATTAAAAAATTTATTTTTATATGGATTCAAATTCAAATTCCAACCTAAATCATTATAGAATCCTTCTAATTTTGTTTGTAAAATAGTTTCAAATGATTTTTTACGGTCA